GCAGAAACTGATCTCTCGAAATATAAATTGCCAGGTGTTTTGAGATTGGAAAACAATTGTTTATCATATATCCACGAAAATGAAATAATTCATACAGATATTAGTATTTAATGGTGGAAAAAGAGTAGCATTTGCAGATTTTGGGTCTGGTTTGTTATTCTCAGATGAGCGGGGTGCTCCAGTCGCTCCAGTCGCTCCAGTCGCTCCAGTCGCTCCAGTCGCTCCAGTCGCTCCAGTCGCTCCAGTCGCTCCAGTCGCTCCAGTCGCTCCTAATCATACTACAACACTCTGGAACCGTGCTCCTGAATTATTAGCAAGATTGGAATGAAAAAATAGATGTATGGAGCCAAGTCTTAGAGGGGTCTTCAAAGACCCCACTGAGCCAAGTCTTAGAGGGGTCTTCAAAGACCCCACTGAGCCAAGTTTATTATTATCTCTTAACTGGGTATAAATATATAATAAGTTTAAAACCATTAACTTGTCTAAATATAATCACTGAACAATATGGTTTTCTAAAATATTTAAATCCACCCCTCCCCTTTGTTATAGAATATTGGAATTCTAAAAATATTATATACGAAGGAGAATCTGCATCTAAACTTATTATATATTTATAGAATAGAACAGGATAATATCATCGACGCTTCTATGGTTATGAGAAAATCAGCCAAAGAAATTTTTGAATTATTTAAATAAATTTATCCCCCCGTTTTTTTAAATTTTTGATTCGTTTTTGGATATCCAAAATCAATTATATGATATATTTGATAAAATAAAAATAAAATAAAAGATGACCCTGACAATTATTAATCAGAAAAAAATAGGAAGTTATGATTCAGGTACATATATTTCCGGAGGATCATATGGTGATGTTTATGTGGTTGAAGATGAGAGCGGTAAAAGAATGGCGGTTAAAATTATTGATCCTAAAAAACTTTCATATGTTGAATTAGATATACTTACACGTTTACGTTCTCCTTATATTATTAGGAGTGTTGGTGATCCAGTGGTTGAAATCCAGCATGCTCAAGGTATTACTCTTCAGTTAAAAGATAACTGTATATCCAAGTTAAATACACGAAAACTTCCTTATTATCAACTTAAGAAAATTATGTTATGTTTTTTATCAGGATTAAAATGTATGCATTCTAAAGGTTTTATTCATAATGATTTAGTATTACGTAATCTTCTGTATGATAAGGATACAGAGAACGGAGGTTATATAGGATATATAGCTGATTTTAGTGTTAGTATTAAGTGTTTAGATACACACAAAGGAGTTCAAGTTACCTCTATTGTTAGAGGATCTCATACTCCAGTTGAAATTTTGGAAGGTATTAAAAAGAGAAAGAAATCTTTTGTTTACAATGATAAGACGGATATTTGGGCTTTAGGTTTATGTTTCTTAGAAATGATTGATAACAGGAGATTACATTTTTCTTCTGATAGTGAGCAATTAGATTTTTATCATTCTATAGATCAAGATTTTATTAAATCTAAGGTTAAGTTATATACAAGATCTTCTAAAACTATGGGAGATATGAAAATAAGTATGAAAGAAGAATTATATCTGATAGAACTTTTAACACATATGTTAAAATTAAATCAGTCTGATCGGATGGGAACAGATGATATTATGTATCTTAACTTTGTCAAAACATCCACCATTAAACATGATTGTAGTCTCAATAAACCGTCAGAATTAATGGCTCTTCCTGTAGTTAGTAAGGAATTTAAAAAAGGATTAAAAAATATCAGAGAGTATTTTGATAAAAATTCTTCTGTTCGTTTATCTTCTTATTTTTTAACACTCCAAATTTATACTAGAATCATGAATAAAGTTATATTAGATAAAGAAGATATTGATCTTTCTGAGATAGTAGAAATTTCCATTAAAACAGCTATGAATTATTATGATCGATCTGTTAATGCGGGGTATGAAGCTGGAATTATTCTTAATGGAGAAGTTGGATACAACCCATATTTTTACGGGGCAGTATATATAGAAGAATTGAAATTGGTAGATCTTTATTTGGATGAAGATGCTTTTGTTAGCGTTTTTAATTTAACAAACCCTCATGATTTATTTTATCAATTTAGAACTATGTATGATTATGGGGGAGAAAATAAAATAACTAACAGAATCAGTTATTCTGATTTTAAAGAAATTCAGATGCCAACAAGAAAAAATGGAGTTATAAAAATATATCTTCCATCTGACTATTCTAATATTGAAGATGGAAAAATAACAGAAAGTGGTTTGGTTAAGGAAAAGAAAATTGAAGAAATTTTTAATGGAATGTTGATTGATTATTTGAAAAGAGAAGTTAAGAATAAATTTAATAAAGATTTCCCTGATATTTATCAACTAGCTGTTGATTATATAGAAGGAGGGACAAGGATTAGGAAAAAAGATATTTATAAGAATATTAGAACAGGCGATATCTTTACAACATTGATGGGAATCAATGAATATTTTGAGTATGGATTTATTAAAATAGAAATGGAAAATATTGATAAAAATGTATATCATGACCGTAAATTTGTAGTCGTATCTAATAATGATAGGACTTCTCTTCTTCACATTGACCAGGAAGATAAGGTGGTTACACATTATTATTCAGAACCTAATTCTATAATTAAAAATTTTTATGAAGAAAATGGTTATGATTATAAAGTTAATTTTGATTATGGAATCAATAATTGTTGTAAAGTTGTAGATTCTTGTGTTTTATTTATAATATTTAACAACAACTATGATAAAGAGAATCTGGATTTTGAGATGAAATGTATTTCCGAAGAAACTAATTTTGTTATCTTTTTAAGTCTTTTCCTCGTTCAATCTTGATTTTCTTTTTGCCTCGTAGATGAATAAGAATAAAAATAAAAATATTATACCTACAAATAATATTATAAATATAATATTTTCATTCATTTTTATTATGCCTCCTTTTTGATTGAGAGAAATGAATAATATCTTTTTTCCCATGTCCATATTGGAGTTTCTTGGTTAACCCAATTACAAAGGAGGCTAGATTCTTATCTATCGGAGAAAATTCTATTCTACAATTACGAATACCCGCCCTCTCATTCAATTCGACAATAGGATATTGAATATGTTTTTTTGTTTTTTTGATAAAATGTGTTGATCTATCAGAACAAAATTTATCAAATGTGTTTCTTAAAAAATTTTCATTTAATTCCTTGGGTACATTAGTACTATAAATTTCATTTTTCATTTCATATTTTTCCTTGTAAGTAGCTCCGAAAAAATCAAGTGTTCTTGTTACACCTTCATCGTCTACATAAGATTCTACGCTAATGAGCGAAGGATGTTCCACTCTTACTTTCTGAGGTCCCATTGTAGCTAAAGAACCCCAATCTTCTAAAGTACTTAGATCTACTTCTTCTTCATCATCAGAATTATAATCAGGGTCGTCGATATATTCGACCCGAGAACTTCCATTTTCATTATTACCTATCAAGGCGTGAAAAAGACCTAAATCACTTATCCATCCATAAGCAAAACCTTTCTTTTCCCAATCTTTATTTTCAACTGCATTCACTAACAGCGAGTAAGGACGTTCTTTCAATGTTTTTCCGGTACTTTTTATATATTGATCAATACCTTTTCTCACTAAAGAGGAGATTTGATCATTATCGAGTTTCCCTGTATACATATATATGAATTTATCCTTCTTGATGGTTGACATTTCTATCTACCACCGATATTTTTAATAATACTTATCTTTATAGAAATTCAATTTCAGATCAAGATGAATTTGATCAAAATTGAATTATTATACATTTTATAATAATTTAAAACCAATATGAAGATTTATTGTCGTGGTTGTGGAACAGTTTTCCCTGGAGAAAACAATCAATCTTGCCCAGGTTGTTATAAGAAAATAGAACAAGAATTAGTAGAATGTGCTCTATGTTGCAAAACAGTAGACCGTTTATTCTCTGACGCATCTATTGCATACGATGATTCTGGTTCATGGATATATCATTGTGGTAGATGTTATTCAAGTTATCCTGACCGAAGAAAAGAAGAGATGGCTTATTCCAGAGAATATCAGTTGGCAATCGAATTTCCGTCCCCAGAACGATTGAACCGAGTTTCTAAACTCAGAAAAGAACTTGGAATTGAAGAACTAAAAACATGTTCTGGAAACTGTAATCGTCCATTATCTGTTTTTAATGAATCTGGTTTTTGTGGAATTTGTCAAGTATAAATGTTTGGTAGAAATTGAAAAATTAATATAAATTTATTATAAATTAGTATCAATTCATCATGTCATACCGTCAGTATACTTCTCTCTGGACACAGTGTGTACAAGGTTCTGACCCTGAAGATGTGAAGAGATTGGAAACACTAGCTTGTCAACTTAATCTTCCTCAACCTGTTCTCTGCAATGGTCTGTGTGGTCGAATCATAGAACACGCGACCCCAGGTTGGTGTCCATCTTGTCAAGAGAACTGTACTAAGAAGAAGCATCGTCCCGCACAGGCCGTAATTTTTCAAGATCCCAGGAATGTTGGGTTCACCTTCACTTGAAAAAACAACATGAATTTATATTATATTATATAAATTTAACAAGATGTAGGATAAAATTTAACTCCTGTTTCTTCACACATTCTCTTCCAAGCATGATCATGAAGTCGAAGAGAATCAATCATTTCCTGAATTCTGAAATCCTCTCGATTACAATTAGGATAACCAACTGCCAATAATTGTTTATATAATCTATACTGAGTTCCTAAACTAGCACTTCTCGAATATTCTCCTTTAATCTTTTTCCAAACGGTTTGAGTATTTTGATAATCTTCAATTAATTGATCTCGATAATGTGATAAATCTGGTAATGGATACCCCCAATATTCGTGTAAAATTCGATTAATTTCATCATAATATTGATTATATCCTAGTCTTTCCAATGCCTGCCATAGTAATCTTTTATTAGTTCCTTCCTTTTTTCCGTCTTTATTAATGGGTAGAGATCGGTAATAGTCGCCAGGTTTAATATCGATACTCTCCATGTACTCATTTAATTCGGTATATAATCCAGGGTGAATCGGGGTACTATTCTTACCTTCGAATTTATCTAAAACTTTGATAAAATTGATAATATCTTCATCATAAACTGTGTTTCCATATTCTACATCTCTAGTAAATTTAGTTAACCTCATAGTAGTGTTAATCGCATCACAATTAGAACATACCAATATATTATCGATATTCATATCTTCATCAATATGTTCACCACAGTTAACACATTTTGTTTCTTCTTTAATATTTTTAATTACATCGATTGTAATATATTTCCTAGCAATGGCAAAGAAAATACTTATCAAATCTTCATTGACTTTTTCTACCGCATTTATCTTATCAAGAATGGGTTCAATATCATTTATATATTTATTAATAGAAATATCATCTTGATAATCTACTATATCTCTTTCCAAGATTTTAATTTTTTTAAGAAGATATCTAATTTTAGAACCATCTATTTCTCCTTCTAAATCTTTTTCTAAATTCTTTTTTCTTTCTTTAAGAATAGGAATAGTCTCTTTTAATTTTTTAAATTTAAATCTGATAGTTGCATCTATTTTATCAAAATCTATTTTCTTATCGAAGTAGATTATGATTCTGTCTGGGATTGAATCACAACCAGCGAACATCTTAGATGGAATTTTTTTAATCTGGCGAGCCTCTTTCTTCTTTAAAACACTCTTAACAGATCTAGGTAGTCTACTAATTTTTAACGGACTAGACATTTTTAATTCAAAATTCTATAAGGACTTACAATTTTTGTTAAATATTTAACAAAATTATTGTTTACTCGTTATCGCTGAGATCGTCGAAAATTTCCTCATCATCATCGTCATCGCTCTCATCGTCCGATGTCTTCTCAACCTTTGCCTTCGGCTTTGACTCCTTCTTACCACTTGACTTCTCCTTCTTATCACTTGACTTCTTAGCCGATTTCTTAACCTCCTTCTTAGCCTTACCGCTTGACTTGTCCTCCTTCTTAGCCTTACGACGAGATTTGGGAGAAAGCATCGGAGATCCACTAATCGGAGAACGACCAGGAGAAAACTTAACCTTACCACCACTCTCAACTTGTTCAAGAACATGCTTAATTTGTGATTCCTCAAACCCTCCATGGTTATTCATGAAATTACGAACTCCTTCCATACGATTCTCTCCTCGGGGGTTATAAATAATATAATAGAAACGATCCTTTCGATCAGTTGACAAACGTCGGCGATCAAGACTGTTCTTCCATTCAGTCTTCCGTCCCTTAAGTCCATTTTCATCCATATTGGTAACATCCCAAACCTTATTCTCTGCCTTCAAAGCCTTAACCTTATCCTTGAAGGACATATTACGGGAAGAAACTGGGCGCGTTGAAGCCTTCTCTTCCTTTTCATCTCGCTTATCTTCACGACGCCACTTGGCAAGATTAACGACTGTACCGAGATCACAATTAAGTCGCCTCTGGTTAATCTGATTCTTAGCCTGGCGTTCCTCGAGAGCATTCTCGATCTCTCGTTCAAAGGCATCTCTAATTTCTGACCTCTCCAAGTTCTTAAGATTATATGCATCTTGAAGAGATTCTTTCTTCTCCTTCTTATGATTCTTGGAAAGATATTCCTCCAACTCTGCCAAAGGAGCAGCGATCTTGTGCATGGGGTCATATGTAAAAGTAGTGTCCTTTTCCATACGCTTCTCGGCACCACCAATAACCAATGGCCCGGTCTTATTTCCGACACGTCTGTAAAGTCCTGGTTCGTTTTCCATGATACTTGTGTTTTTCTTTATGAAAAGTCTTTATACATTTTCAATTTTGGTTTTTATGTATACTTTAAGTCCCAATAATAATTATTTAATTTCATTAGACAAAATTTATTATTTGGTAGGAAAATGAGAAAATGAGAAAAGAGGAAATTGAAATATTAATATATTTCAATTCTCTAAAACTAATCAAGATGTCTCATGTAAGAAAGACAATTTCAGGAAAAAATGTTGAATTATTTCGTCGAACATTAAACGGGAAATTACTCCCTTCTAGAAATAATGTTAATTTTTTTAAACCCCCGAAAATAGATGATATTTCAATTTATCATAAAATAGAATCAAGTTGGGTGATTAATAATTTTAACACAACTTATATTCATAGTATCAAACCTGATTATAAATGGAAGAAAGGTATTATGAGAAAATTAGAAGCAGGGACTTATATATTTTATAAAAAGCAACCAGAAATAGTTTTACAGGCTTATATTCCTATTGGAGATTGTATTTCCATTATCTATTATGATGATGGAAGAGAAAATTTTTCATTACAACGAGGGGATTTTGTTGTTCACCCACAACCTGATTGTACCATGATTATAGCACATAAAGACATGAATTTATTCATTTTTGATTATATTCCTCAAGATGTTTTAAACGAAAATAGCGATGATAACATGGAATATCATATCGCAGTTGCGATGACTATGAAGAATTACGCCATCAATTGCGCCAATGCCTCGTCTAGCTCATCTCGATCTTCGGTTCTAATTTCTTCTCCTTGAATAGGGGGTGGATTATTATAAGTTTGATTACCACTAATTTTTTTATTAAAACGAGTTAAAACTGTTTTAACATGATTATTACTATCGATCAAAGATTTTTCGAGAGTGGCTAATCTTTTTTCTCTAGCTTCTTCTCTTTCCGTCATCTCTTTCCATTTTCGGTAAAAGAAAAAAATAATACCCAATACAGCAATTAAATTGATAAGTGAAATATAATTAATGTAGTTTTGGTCGAGTTCTTTCATGTGATCTTTTTGATGATAATCTTTTAAAGATATTTATTCCATCTGATAAAAATAACAATTAAATAAATATTGAGCGTCATTAACCTCTTCCCAATTATCATCTTTCTCAAGGAATAATTTAATAATTTGATAAGAAATCTCACTTTGACCTTGAAAAGAATGGATGAAACTATCATTATTCCTTAGGGTTTTTTGATATTTTTCTTTTCTTTTTGGATTGTATCTATCCATATCACGCAACTTTTAATATATCTTATTAAAAGTAATTAAAGAATGGATGACTTTGATCAAACTCCTTCAAACGAAGTATTCATTTTAGACAGCAATTATAGGGGTGGCGCCTTACTACTCCTATTTATTTCCACGGTATTATTAATTTTTTCTATCTATAATTCTATTTTATTCGATAAGATCAGAAAAAAACCTAGTCAAAGTATTACAAACGGCGAAAGTACAGCTATGTTTGTTATATCTATTATTATTGCAATTTTTTCAGGAGTATTGTGGATTTACGCTATTGTTAAATTGGCAATTAACAGCGAACAACGAGCCTCAATTTATAGAAATGCAGTGGCATTTGCAAATTCCCCTGCAGGAGGAGTTCCAAAACAAGGAAGAATAACTCCTCAACGACTTCAAGACGAATATTATATAAAGCGGGATGATGCTATGGAACGTCAACAAGAAGAATTACAAAAATTTGCTCCGAAACGTAATGTATTTGTAGACCAAGTTTTTGATGAAGGAAGATATAATAACCCTGTAGATGTATCAAGAGGCTATAATTAATTTATATTTATAATATAAATTTAGTATCCATACTGAACCATCTCAAGACGAACCTCGAGACTCTCGAGTTCTTCAGTGAGTTTCTGTAGTTCATCTCGAAGAAAAGAACAGTCTTTCTTTTTCTTGGCTATCTCTCGCAAGATTCTGATCTCTTGCTGGTCTGAGATATCTGGAACTCGAGGCGGAGGAGGTGGAGGTGGATCATCGTCTTGATCTCTCCTCCTCACATCCTCCTCGTCATCGTC